CATCTCCTCCAACTTCTTCTCAGCATCTTCACGGGTGAGGAATATAGATTCTCCAAAATCACATTCTCTAAAGTATGCCACAATAAAACTATTCGTTACTTTTGCGTAAATTCTGAATTGTTCTCCAGACGCATAATAAGATACGCTTGATAAAAAAGATTCATATACTTCATATTCCGCATCTCCATCATATTCATCATAACCAAACACATTAATTGGCGATGTTACCACCCAAACCGTGTCTCCAACCTTACACGGCAATCTCACAAGCAAGCCCTGTTCTTCTAAGTCCTCGTAGTCAGCAAGTTTAGTGAGAATTTTCTCTGCGAATGGCTTCAACAATCCATCTGTAATTTCTTCCTTTGCAACTCCTGTGCCATCAATGTTTCTTTCTCTTTCTGTTAATCTCTCCATCTACTTCACCTCTTTCAACTTCTCGACTGCCAGCTTCAATGATTCTACAAATTTATCATTCAACGCTGCACGATCTGGATTCTCGATAAATTTTTCAATCGTGTTAATTGCTTTCTCTTCAGGTGATAAGACTGTAATTCTGCCTGATTTCGCAATTTCGATAAGTTCATCAACGTTGTCTTTCCAGTCGCATGTATTACATAAACTACGGTTACCCTTAGTGTTCTTTCTACTAAGTACGCATTCTGCACATATACGATCACCGCATAAAGAATTCATATTGATATACCACTCAATAAACTCTCTTGCAGACATTTCTTTTGTGCCGAGGAGTTCTGATGCTTCGTAGAAAGCATCATACTCTACTCCGATACGTACGCTGTGCACCACATCTTTGTTATTACAAAATTTTAAAATATCTGGAAAATGTTGTCCTGGTAATGGTTTACAATTGCCTTTCGAATACCAATGAAATTCCTGCTTCTCAGCTTCTTTGAGAAGCATTTCATTTTCTTCTTCTGTCTTAACCAAGATATATGTATTTCTTAAATCAATCATCTGCGTTTCCTCCTTTAATTTTGCTAATACAAGTGTTCCAACCGACCGCGAATAGGTCTTTTTGGAGTTCATAATTTCTCTCCGGTGCAGTGTAAAGTTTTTTCTCCGGCAATGGTTTCAATGGGCACCAATCAGGTCTTGATTTGCTTTCGCAATCATAATATTCTTCTGTCATCAGAATTTCATCACAACTTAAGCAGTCAGCTAATTCACACAAACCCTCATATTCAAGTTCACCGCAGTATGAAATTCCGAACGGGCAATCATAGCAATTCTCTGGTGTATCTATCACTAACGCTGATTTACTCATATGTTTCACTTCCTCTCAGCATCAGGCTCAAAGTATTATACCCCGGACAAGTCCTGACTCCGTTCCTAGTATCCCTTAACAGGACGCAGTACGGATATAATGCCATGACTTCATAGACGTGTTCTGTGATGTTCTCATCGCGCTGGTCGATGTATTTGAAGCACTTTCCGGGTCTAAGAAAATATCTTGCGCATACATACGCTTTTGTCCCGAATCTTACGCTTGCGCTACTCATTCAATTCCACCACCTTTCACGATTTCAATAACCCTGTCTAATGTATTTCCTACATTCTCATAAGCAATATCGAGCTTTTTATCTCCTGTGTTTGCAATTGAAAACCAATACATCGCCTTTAAATCTTTTAACTGCTTCACAACTTTGTCCAAGTCAAAAACTGTCGGCTGCTCGTCAATAACTGCACCTATTGCAAAATCCATATCCGAATTTCCAAGAGAGTCAATTATTTTATCTGCATCAATTAAACGCATTTATTCATCCTCCCACACTCCCAACAACCGCATCCTCTCATACAGTACAGCGACGGTCTTGCGTCTGTATCCGTAGAAGTCTTTCGGGTTCATCGGGATATATCTTTCTTTGCTGATTTTCCTGTAACTTTTCCGGTGTAGGATATTCTCGATAACCATATCCGCTATCACCGTGTTCTTCGGGCAAGCTGACAAGGTGGCACTGGAAAGCAGGTATCCGTACTCTGCCGGGAAGTCTTTCAGCATCGTATTCAGTTTTTCAATGTCCTCTGCCGGAATACCGTAGTCTTTCAGCTTTTTATTCCTTGTCAGCATACCGTTCTCCTTTCTATTTGTCTGGGTGGTGCTTATTGTACATAATCGCTACACATACAAGACCAGTCGCGCCGATTATGATTCCAAGTGTAAGCCCTAATAAGAATGTAATCATGTTTCTTCCTCCTTCACATAATCTTCGCACTCCTCCACATATTCATAACTGTCCATATCGTCACATCTGCACTGGCAGGAATCCTGTTTAGTACAGCAGATGCAGCATTCTGTTTCACCGTCCGGACAATCTAATTTACATCTTCCCATTTACTCCTCCTTATATGGTTCTGGATAGTCCATCCATGCAACTACTGTTCCGCCTAAAACTTTTTTATCCGTTCTCCAAATTCCATCAGTAGTATGCGCCTGCTCTACCAATACTGTTCCATCGTCAAACGCAACTGTAGCAATCACGTATTTAGATGTTTTCTCGAACATTCCTCTTTTCCAGTTGTCCGTTCCTTTGAATTTCGCAAATATAGAATCATGTTCTTCTGGCAATCTCTGACTGACCGGAATCCATCCATTTTCTTTCTCATTCTCTTCCAGATCAGCAAGAAGTAATTCTACAATTTTTGAGATATTATTTTTCGAGAAATAAGCTCCGTTCCCTGTGTTTTGCACCTCATTCTTCAATTGAATTAATCTGTCTTTAATATGGCTCATACTTCCACCTCACTATCCTCTGGCATCTGGAATGTCATTCCTTTTTTGAGCATTTCTCCAAGTTCTCCAGCATGTGCTTTGTTTTCTTCCGTTTTTGGCTTCATACTTAATATTCTACATACTTCTGGAATTACATATTTTGTGTATTCCGAATCTCCATAGGATTCCTGAATCATATCCAGTACCTTTATGGCTTTTGCTTTGGTGGAATATTCTCCGAGTAAGCAACACCATCCCATATCTCTTCTTGCGCTTATTACTCCACCCGAAACTTCGATATCGGGTAAAAATTCAAATGCAACTAAAACTTCCTTATTCTGACTTCTGATTAACATTTTTCATCCTCACTTTCTCATATAATTCAAAATATTCTTCCAATGTTTCTGGCAGTTTGATACAATCTGGCTCATAAGGTTTTGGATATACAGTATATCCGCACTTCGGGCATTTGATTTGTGGTGTAAAGTCCATGCTCCATTCCATGTTTCCACCACATTTTCTGCAACGAATGTATCTTTCTACTTTCTTTGGCTTCATTTTGAAAAATGAAGTGTAATTATTATTTTTCATTTCCACTCTCACTTTCCCCATGTAAGCAACTGACACGCTATTGTGCAGTCTTCCATGATTAATTTATCCAAACACTACCTGTCCGTTATTCTCCGGGATTCTTTAATACAATCCCTAACTCTTCTTTAATAGCGTCTACATAATCAATCCATTCTGCCAGACCGTCATTGATATAATCAGCAGCCCGGTCAAGTCCATTTCTGAATCTCTGACAGCGCTTCTCGCCAAAGCCAAAATCATCGTGCAGAACGGCAATTGACAATATTACAAATGAATCCGCTATAACCTCTTTTATCTTTTCTGACGCTTTATCAAGGTCTTTTACTGCCAGAGAGGTATGTATCCCGGTCACACCCCGGAACTTGCATTCCTGTTCGAGGGCTTCAATCCCGCCCTGTTTGACAATTCGTCTGGCAAGGTCAAGCCCGTCTTCCCTGCCACGTTCATATTCACGCATTTTGTTCATTGGTTTTCTCCTTGTTCAGATTTTTAGCTTTCTTATGCATCCTGTCCAGATAATCCGCATAGGCTGTAAGCATGTGATCCACAAAGCCGTTTTTATTATATTTGTCTGATACAACGTGTATCTGCTCAATTACCTGCTGCCAGTATTCGTCTCTTTCTTCAATTCCGGCAGTCTGAAGGACCAGTGCCGGAAAGTCGATTTGTAAAAACTTTATGGTGTTCGGTATCTGCTCATGTGTCACTCTCATACTTATACACCTTCTTCTACCTCAAAACTCTGTTCAAGAAGTCGCTCGCTATCCTTGCTAAACGCCTTTATATAGCTCTGTTTTATCGATCTGATAAAATGTATGCCGTTAGCTGATTTAGCCCGGGAAACAGCCACATAGAACTGTCCAGGATCCCAACAGCAAGGATCAATATTAATCTTTTCAAATGTCTGTCCCTGTGATTTATGAATACTGATTGCCCAGGCAAGTTTTACCGGGAACTGAGAGAATGATCCAACTTTCTTACGGACAATCTTCTCTTTCACGATCTTCTGACCATCCTTTTCTTGTTCGGATTCCTCAATAACCTGTTTCTCAATGTCTTTACTGTATCTGTACAAGTTAACCGTTTTACCCTTATCAGTCTTGATAACCAGATAGGATTCTTCAAATTCTCCGTTATCCACAATTTTCTGAATGATGCCAATCGTTCCATTGACGTAGTTTCCAGACAGATCATTGACTGTAATCATCACTTTTGCACCGATGTTAAGAATTAAATCCTCTTTGGCAAATGCAATGTTCTTGATATCAGCAGATGTCAGATCCCCGTCAACTGCTGCATGGAACACTTTTTCGGTCTTTTTATCCAGTTTTCCGAGGAAAGTATTATTAATCCGATCAGCTTCAGCATTTGTTCCGACCAGAAACGGTGCTTCTGGTATAACTTTGTCTGATTCGTTATTCTCCAGATATGCAATGGATTTTCTAATATTATTGCCATATTTAATATCATTCAGCACATACTTAAAACTCTCATCATTTTGTCTGCATACCTCATCAAGTTTGATATATTCAAATCCTATTTCTTTCCAGTATTCAGACATGAAAGCATATCCGTGTTCGTACTTTCCACTCTTTCCATAATCAGATCCATACATCCGGCAGAGGATTTTACGATCATCTGTCGTGATAACTGGTGGAAGCTGGTAGAAATCCCCAATTACGATCAGTTGAACGTCTTCCTTATCTTCTCCGCTCAAAAGTCTGTCAACCGCTCTCTCTTCATTTTCTGTGATGATCGTTTTCGCAATCATATTAAACAAATCGAACCGGCACATGCTGATTTCATCAATAATAAGAACATCTGCTTCTTTTAAAAGTTCAGCTCTGGATTTCACTTTTTTTTTGTAATCCTCAAACTTAATTGAGATATTCAGTGCTCGGTGTACGGTAGTCGCCCCGTATCCGATATTATCCGCAGCTATTCCGGTAGTAGCAGATACCAAAACGCTTTTGCCAGCTGCTTCTGCTTCATTGATAAATGTCTGGATAACTGTTGTCTTGCCGGTTCCTGCATCGCCTGTCAGAAAAACATTGCTGCCAGACAGCATTGTGTCTAATGCATATCTTTGCTTTTTATTGAGATCATCTTTTTTCATTTTGTAACCACTCCTTGTAAAAATTATGTAAACTAAATATTTTTGTAATATTCAATTAATTTTGTTATAATAAATCTAATTGTATATACTTTTTAATTTTGTAACCCATGCGTAACCGGCTTTTTCAACTTATTGGTTACGACAAAAACCCTTATTTTATGCGGGTTTTAGAGGTATGTAACCGTGTAACCAATGTAACCAAGGTTTTCATATAGGAGAATCACTAGAGCATATGTTTTTTATACACTCTCAAACTTTCTCCTATAGTGCGTTTTTTTTCGTGTTACAACGGTTACATGGTTACAAATTATGAAAACGGAACATTTGTTTCGGCATTAGTTGGCAGAAAACCAGTTTCAATAACCTCATTTTCTTGTTCATTTTCGAGACTTTTTATATCAACGATTTTTACTGCAATAAGCCTCATCACGCTTCCCCCGTCTCTTTTTAATACCGTATCTCTTTTTCCTGTGTGTTTGATTAATTCTCGATTAATTGCCCAGGCTGAGAAAGCTTTTCTGGAGAATCCATTGCTCTTCAAAAGGTTTTCAAGGGGCTTTGGATAGAAGTATATATATACATCTCCATACTCATCTGGTGTCTCTTTGAACCCCCACTGATCGCAACTGAATTGTGCATCAAAGTGCTGCCCGTACACGGAAAGACTTTCAAGAATGAATTCATAACACCTCTGTCCCTCAGATACATCTTTTTTACGTGTAGGTATGTCCACAACGTCCTCAACCGTCAGTTCACGCCCATCCTTAAATATGAAATCTGTAGCTAATTTGTCAGCCAATAGAAGAGTAGATATAGCCATGACCTGTTTTGCCGGAAAGTCATATCCGTCAAAACTTTTCTCAATTTCGGCTTTCATCTCTTTCAGATTGTCCGATGTGAACTGCTTCAAATTTCCAACGAATACTCTTCCAGCAAAACCATAGTTTTTCACGACAATGCCGTTAATCTCTGCCGGATTCTCATAAATATCCTCGCAGCACTCAATTTCAATAATTCTGTTGATTGCTCCGCCGGAATCTGCAAATTCCGAAATAGGGTTCTCACCGTTGCAAATGGTCACGTTGCTCCATGTATTCTCCTTAGCTGCTCCGAGGTCCTTATTTGAACGTGCTTTCCCTTTACCGGAACAGAGATTGTAAATTAATGTTTCGTAGTTGTCCCGAATATATTGAGAAGCGTTCTTAGAGTCATCGAGAATCATCGGAAAGTTATTAAGCATGTCTGCCCTTGTCTCCAATGACGTATCTGTTGATCGAAAGTTTCCAACGTAAGCTCCCGGCGCAGGATTTCCCCAAACCGATGCCGCTATATTGATCGTTACTGTCTTTCCGCCGCCCGTCTGCCCGTAGAAGTCTACGATGAACGGCAGTGCGTCAAGCGGCTGCACAAGCACACTTGCAAAAGATGCCGCCAATGCTATTCGTGGTTCTAATCGTCCGCACGACCGTAGCTGTTTAGCTAGAGTCACCCACTTAAAGTAATCTCCACTTTCCTGTATACTCTGGAATAGTGTTTTAAAGCGGTATTCGCCATCAAAAACAATTGAAAGGTCGTAAGGTACAAATACATTGCCATGCCACCCTAACTTGCTCGTAGAGTGCTGTATGTCGATCATATCGGCATTGTACATTTCAACGTCCGCCAGATACTTTACAAGGAGTCTTGCGTTCTCTGAATTGACCTGCACCCCGAACCTTGCAAGATTAGTTATTGCTCTGGAAGTCACAATGTCAATTTTTGGAACAGTTATTTCTGTCCAATATCCATCCCTTTTAAAAGCCACCGTGATCTGTTCTTCACCTGTTTCAATGTTTTTCAGTCGACGTATCGGCATGATCGGGTGGTGACATACAAGTTCTCTTGCCTTAGATGTTTCGGAAGAAAAAATTCCGTTCTCTGTAGCTATCCAGCTGCCACACGCCATGTTAGGATATTCTTTATCAACAGAATCAGGATAAAAGTTTGTGATGTTTTCAACCAGCTGCATGGAACGATTTGCTTTTTCTTCTTTTTCCTTTTCCTGCTCTGCTTTTTGAAATTCCTTTATGAACTCTTCTGCTATATGCTTCGCTTTCACACTTTTTGCCCGGTCCATCAGCTTAAACTTGATTTCTGAGCGGTCAATTTTACTTTTTACTGAAAAAAGCTCTTCATACAACTGTTTTTCCATAAAATCTTGCGCTTGTAAATTTCCAATATTTTCAAGAATTTTCCTCACCTCCTGACTTAACAGACAGCAATTCATGTCTGCTTTTTTCTTTCTCGAGATTAAACTGGCACATATACCACTCTTCTGAATCAGGAGGGAACGTTTTTAGTGCTGTTTCGTACATAAGTATGTTCTTTTCTACCTGCTCAAGCTCGTTTGGGACCTGAGCGGGATTGTACTTTTTTGTTTTAATATCCCGCATTTCATGCCTGATCTGGTTACGACTTTTACCTTTTTTAGAGATATAAGTACCGCCCAGCTCGATAAATGCAGTGCTAAAAGAAACGGATTCGTATTGCATTACGAAATCAAACACATCACCGCCGATTCCACAGCCGAAACAGTAAAATGAATCATCGTAGATTTTGCAGGACGCTGATTTTTCTTTATGAAAAGGGCAACATATAAATCCCGCTCTGTTCGGTTTTAATCCATACCTGGAAAGGATTTCCGGCATTTTCACTGACTGTTTAATTTCTTCTTTTGTCATGACAGCAACTTCACTATTCTCTTGCCAGTCTCTTCTTTTGTGCAGAACTCAAATCTGACGCCGTATTTATCTCTGATCGTGCAAAGAGATTTGTACAACTGGCAACCATCAACAGCCTTGTCCGATATTACAGTCTTAACCTTTTTACCGTTTACTGTCTTCCAGATAACTTTGTGCTTTCTTGGATTCTCCCAGAAATACACGTCACCTACACTCTTGATATCTGGCCCATGTTCGCAAAGAATAATTAGCTGTATACCTGCTTCACGGGCCCTGATAAGCTCTGCCTTGAATCTTTCGTGTTGCTGGCAGACATTTCCACATAGCTCTTGTAAATCCTTTTTGCGGTCAATACAGAGCTTTGCATTGTCCAACGACTGATAATCTCCGCAGTATAACTTCGATCGGAAATACTGTACTCCAAGACTGTCAAACTGCTTTTGAATCCGTTCCCATTCCTTTTTATGTTCTCTTGTGTCTGTCTGTATAACCATTAAAAACACATCCTTTTAATTGAATGGAAGCTCTTCCTGTACACTATCCGGAATACTCATAAAATCAGTTCCTGCCGGATTTGCCCCCATGATAGCTTCTTCTTTTAGATGATCGTCATACGCTTTTGTTGTACGCTCTTCTGGAATATCTGCATCTTTGATTCCTTCCACACTGCGGAACCATGCAAGCTTGTGGCGTTTCACTTCTTTATTGTCGTACCAGTCTTTTTCAAGTCGAAAGACACCGCCGATCAGCTTGCCTTTGAACTGCTGTCCGAAGTTATCGCCCCACTTAACAGTAAATCCCGGATTTGACTTTTCTACACATGTAATGAATGTTTTGAGATTGCGAACACCATAATCTACACTCTCGTCAATAACCATGTAGTTAGTTCCGGCATTCGGGTATTTCTTGTCTGGGCGAATATCATTCTCAAACTGCTTCATAAAATAACCTGCCTGCTCGTCTCCATCTGCGAAATCAAACAGAACAACGATCATATTCAGTCCGCCCTGGGACTGACGTTCGGACACCTGCTTAATAACCATTTTGTGACCACCAAGCTTAATTGGTTCAAATTCTCCTGCTGCCTGTGTTGTATCATAGCTATTTGGTTTCTGCATTGTCTGCTCCTCCTAATTCGTAATAATCTCTAATAATCTTGTCTACTGCTGCCAGATCATTGTCTATGGTAAGTGAATCAAACATACCAATCGGTGATTTGCTAACAGCTCCCTGACTTGCCTGAGTGACAAATAAATGCTTTCCACTTTCTTCAATGCAACGGAGAACTATCGTAAACATGCCCTCCACGCAAACTTTTTCATCCAAAAGTTTTCCTATTGTCTTTGGCTTTACATCTCCAGAATCATCCTTATCTTCGTGCATCATAAGATATACGACTTTATTTTCAGGAACTTTTGTCACAATGAACTGAATTAGATTCCAGAAATAATCACCAATGTCATTGTAAAGTGAAAATACTGCATTACCTTTTCCAGCAGAAGCGTGTCCTCTCATAAAGTGGTTGGTGATAAGATATCCAGCATCATCAATCACAATTGACTCCGCTTTTGATGCGATCAGGCACTTCATTACCTGCTGGTAATCATCTGTAAACCATCCGTCAATCTTACCTTTAAACGGAAGCGGCTTATTTAATACTCTGATAAGGTTCCAGTTTTTGTTTTGACAGTTTCTGAGACTGGTACTTTTGCCAGAACCAGATTTTCCTATAATTAATACGGGTGTTGCGATAAGTCATTCCTCCTTGTCATAAACCACATGTTTACTGCCCTCAATAATCAGCAAACTTGCAATATCTTTCATTGATAAGGTTGATTCGTTATAGATTTCAACCAGTGCGTTGTATGCGTCTGATGAAACCTTTACAACCTGATTGTCTTTCCCAGTTACCAGTTGTTTCTTTCTTGCCGGAATACGGATTTCAAATTCGCTCATTCGTTTCCTCCTTATACGATTTCTGAGCCGTTAAAAGCCCATTTAAGGCCTGTACGTAGCTCGCCAATGTTCTTGCCTTGTATGATTCTTCAATAGGGTTATCTGGGACAATAGAAAGCTGCCCGTCTATCAAATTAAGAATTTCATTAATCCTCTCCTGCATCTTTCTCCACCTCGCTAAAAAAACAGTAAACATTGTCAGAACCATCTCCCCTTGCAGGGTTAATACCGCCTCCCGGAAGCAACCCACTGGCACTATGATATTCAAGATGATTCAGATACATGTCCGGGTTCTCCCAGTCGATAATGTACTGCTTTCGCTTATTCAGCTCTGACAGAAGCTCATTTACTGTCGTTATCAGTTCCATTGTCGGCAGGAGCTTCAGCTCCATTTGGTTCAACATCTAACGGGCACCTCCCATCTATCAGAAGTTCCAGCAAGAATGCTTTGATTTTATTAAGCTTTTCACGGCTTTCTTTCTCGGAAAATGGATTAAAAGATACATTCTGATATAAATCCCATTTAAATTTGCCTTTGGGGAGGAGAACATCTTCCTTCCTTTTAACCCCTCTTACTTCCAAACCGTAGCCCGAAAAATCAAATGTGACACTTGCTGTCGGAACTTCATTTACAACTCTTTTACAGAGCTCATAAATTTCGTCAATTTCTTTCTCGAACATTTCCTTATCCTCCTTATTTCCTACTGCCAGTCTGCTTTCATCTGGCGCACCGCCCATGCTGCCGAGATGCCAAAAAAGATGTTCAGCCAAATAGGTATGTCCACATATTTCCCGGCAAGCATATAAACAGTAATTAGCATATACTCTTTCATTTCATTTCTCCCATAATCCATGCAAGGTTGCTTGCTACCAGTGCGGAAGTTGTGACCAACCATGCAATAAACCATTTTCTTGCTTTTTTTCTACTTTCTTCGACAATTTCTGTCGCAAGAATGAACTCAAGTTCGTCCCATGTCGGAACATTTTCACATTTATTTGTGCTATTTCTGCTCATATCGTGCTAATTTCTCCTTTTTTGGTATTTACAATTAGCAGATACGAAGTTATAATTAACCTGTACCTACTAAGCGTAGATTAGTAAGTGCAACGCTCCGGTTGGTGGGGCTTCACCGCCGGAGCATTATCACTTTAATGCTTCTTTTCCTCTCCAGATATATCCTGTTTCTTCCCAGAGTTTTCTTGGAGAGATAACAAATTCTATTCTGCCAGAACCTTTTCTGTCGTGAATCACTTTATTCCCACGATACGCCGTACCGATAGGCAACCATCCATAGATGATTCCTGCTCTGACAGATGGTATAGGAATGCCTGTCATTTTACTTACATCTGATACTGTCAGGCGCTCGTTTGAGAACTCTGGCATCTGTGGAATGCCCGATATGATTCTCACAACCTCTGCGGCGAACTGATGAACCTGTGCATTCTGTTCTACGTAATTGTCAACTGCACTCATATAAACCTCTTTTCTAACTGATACTCATTTGAGCGTTACAGTCACGTATCATCATTACTGTATTGGTGCATGGATGCCAATTTCTGACATATTCCATAGATTCTTCAAATCTCAGCTTAGGGATGTTATTACGGGCATTTACTGCGAAGTAAGTCTTTATGTCCCTGTTGCATTCAGCAAATACTTTCTTGCCAATTTCCTTGTAAGCATTTGACTCTTTCCCACCAAGGTGAGCAATTACGACACTTGACACTAAGTCTCTAATAGATTCCTGCTGTGCGTAGTCAATAGTCATGGTGTTTTCAAGTCTGTTAAGCCGTTCTTCGTGATCTAAGAATCCTGTCGCAATAACCTGTATCTGTTCAACTGTCGTCAGTGGCTTCTGGTATGAGCCTGTCTTTCTGATTGTCGGAAGAACTTCATCCATAACCCATGATTCGAATTTCTCTGCCGATGGAAGTTTCGATTTCATAATCAATCGGTACAAATCTCCCTCATTTATGTATGACATTGACTGAATGCCACTAGATGTAGGGGTGTCACGTTTCGTTACTCCCTTACAATGGTCAAGAATGGCTTTCCTCGGATTACTGTATCCAAGTGCTTTCGCAACATCTGTTCCAACAAAATACGGTTTCCCGTCAATTTCTATTGTTCGAATTTCTCCGAACTCCCCTGAATTAAAAATCTGTAATTCGTTCATAAGTCTCCTTTCTTGTGATATACTCCCTATAGATGGGAGGTGATTAAATGATAACTGGGAAACAATATCGGCTAATGAAGTCCGTTCTTAAAAATAACGGAACCACTGCACAAGATACCGAGAATCACGAAATGTATAGATACTTAGCATCTAAAGGATTCTTACGTAAGCAACCTGTGCGTGGATATGAAGGCTATGTGGTCACTCAAGACGGTGAAGTTGAAATGAAAATATATAGAGAAGATACTTACCGTTTTAAAGTGACTACTGCGATCTCATTCATTGCTCTTATCACAAGTATCGTTTCCACAATTTTGAAATTCTGTATCAAGTAGATCGTCTGCAAGATGTCCAAGTGGTATTCTTTTGCCGGGTTCCAGATAGATAGGATTTGGAAGCTCTAATCCATTCGTTTTCCCGGTAAGAATCGCCACTTTTAACTGATTTACCTGTTTCTGTAAATCTCTTACATAATCAAATAGATACTGAATATCTGTTTTGCTCAACCGTTTTCACCTCCATGTTAAGAACTTTCTTTCTGTGCCTTATCAGAATCATCTGGCTTATTCTCAGAAAAACTTTCCGTCTTACCGAGAATATATCCTTTGTCAAACTCTGACATATTAGGAATCGCGTCTTTCAGCTTTTCAATGATTCTTTTTTCTTTTTCAGACATATACTCACCTCTTTTCTTGTGATATACTCCCAGTAGATGGGAGGTGATTAAAATAAATCAAATTATTTCAATTTTAAAATCGGCTAAAGGAATCATTACGTTTGAAAATGTTTCTTTTATCCTTGGGTTAATAGGGTCTGCTGGAACTGCTTGGCAATTATTTCAATCACGGCGTAATCTTCATTTAAGCTTGCCTTATTTTGGATATAGCCCAGAAAAACAACTGGCTTTGGCTTATATCCAGTTCGACAATCTCTCAAATTCCGTAATATCAATCACAGATGTCTCCATTGTTATTAACGGAATTACATATCCATGCAATAAGTTGCCAACTATCGTTGCTTCTTCAGACCGGAAAATCGGTGGAAAAACCGTTTCTTCCGACAGCTTGTACAACATGTCTCTTCCGGTTTGTTTGTCTGGATATGGTGGAAGCAGCGGCTACTTTGTGTTTCAGATTCCATTAGAATCTGTTCCACCTGACTCCACACGCCGGACATTTTTAATTTCGACCAGTCGTGGCTCGTCATTTCGAGTTGAACTGAAACCTGACCGAGAATATTTTCACTGACGGTGCAGTCTAACATTTTTCTTCACCTCCTTCGTTGTACTTTGTACACTCTTAATATAATACTATGTACAACTTTTGTCAAGAACTATTTTTGTACATTGTACAATTTTTATTATTTACTTTTTTAATTATGTGGTGTATAATCTTATTTGAAAGGAGGTGTACGAATTGAAAAACAGAATAAAGCAAATAAGAAATTCTAATCCTAATTGGAAGAGTCAAGATTTATTTGCAAGCTTTTTGGGAATACCAAAGGCAAATTTATCTAGTTATGAAACTGGAAGAAGAACTCCTACAGACGCAGTAATTCAATTAATCTGCGAGAAATGTTCTGTAAACGAAGAATGGTTAAGAAATGGAACTGGAGAACCGTTTCAACCAGAGAACAAAAACGATGAAATTTCTAAGTTGTTCGGAAATGTTCTAAAGTCTAGTGATGATGATTTTAAATACCGTCTCATCAATGCTCTAGCAAAGCTGGATGATTCTGGATGGGATAACTTAGAAAAGCTCCTAGACACGATTTACGAAAAGAAATGAGAAAATAGCCAAGGGCAATGCGCAAACCCTTGGCTTTTCTTTTTAACCGATTAATGTTTTTATGAAAATGTATATTGACCTCAGCCAACATCTGTTTTCTATCTTTTGTATCATTTCAATAATTTCTTTCTTATAATCCATAAATAACCCTCCCTGTCGCAACTACCGCCTACATTACAGTATATGTCCGGTTTGTGGAAAATATAACCGAACATTAGTTCGCTTTTGCTATTATACCACCTATTCCAACTCTTGGCAACTGCCAATGATACACATGAACTCTCACTATTTTACAGAAAAAAACATTTCTTTTTCATCTAAATCACTCTATTTCATTCTAAATCTTTACAATATGCTCTTAAAATGATAAAATAAAAATACCACGAATAACCTTACTTTACATAATATTGCAAAATCAGCGGTACAAAATACATAATCCGCATAAAAAGTGCGAAACGTGGTGAAAACATATCGGGAGGGTGTTTATCATGAATGAAAAGAAAAAATATTGTAAGCACTGCGGAGAACTTATCGACGACGACTGCGTAGTGTGTCCTAAGTGCGGAAAGCAAGTAGAGCAGTTGACTTCTAACAACAGAGACATCGTCATTAACAATTCTGCGTCTTCCTCTGCGTCCTCAGCGGCAAGTTCAGGTACGCCATATATAAGACGGAAAATGCCATGGTATTTAAGTTGGTTTTGGATTTTCATTTTAGGAATCTTCACTGGTGGAATTTATTGGATTGTAGGAATTGTAATGAGAGTCAATTGGAAATCGCATAATTAATAAAAACCGCCCCGGCATTGGCGTACCGGGACGGCATTTATACATCTCCGAAGAAATGTAATATTCTGGCAAAACATATTGTATCATCTTCGGAGCAGTCGGGCAAGTCAGAAAGTTTGTTCGGCTGTTATTTTTATACCTAAAATACAGCTACAGAAAGAGGGAATAAAAATGGCGAAGAAAAGAAAGAAATACCCGAAGCTCCCTAACAGTTTCGGAACAATACGGTACTTGGGCGGCAACCGCAGGAATCCATTTGCGGTCCATCCTCCGGCAGTACTGGATGAAAAGACCGGAAAACCCGTCCGACCGCCTGCAATCTGCTATGTAGACGACTGGATTAAAGGATTTACTGTACTGACCGCATACAAGGCAGGAACATATCAGCCAGGGATGGAACGAGACCTTGAGATATCACCTACAACGGACGTAGATACCCTTGTTACTCGTTTGATTGCTGACTACAATACAATCAAGGGTGTCGAGGATAAACACCCGGAAATCAAGAAATTGACGTTTTCAGAGGTATATAAGAAGTTTTACGCATGGAAATTTCCAGAGGGTTCAAAACTTTCTTATAGTTCAAAAATAGCTTACCAGACCGCTTACTCGAACTGCACGACTCTGTATAATCGTGTATTCGAGGATTTAAAAGCGCCTGATCTACAAAAGGTAATTGATGACTGCCCGTTAAAACGTCAGAGTCTTATGGCGATCCTTACGCTGTTCAAGCAGATGTACAAATATGCAGTCTACTCAGAAATTGTAACGGAAAATAAGGCACTATACGTCCATGTCAATGCTGATAATGACACCGAACATGGAACGCCCTTTTCTGATCAGGAGATGCAAGTCCTATGGAATAATGCCAACGATTCAGAAGTGCAGCTCATTCTTATTATGTGTTACTCCGGCTGGAGAATCGGTGAGGTGCTAAAACTTACGACCAACTTAGAAGAAAGATACTTCCAAGGTGGAATCAAAACAAAAGCCGGCAAAAACAGAATTGTTCCGATACATCCCGCTATATACCGTTTTGTCGAACAGAAAGTGCTGACACAAGATGGAAAATTATGCGTGTATACTCAGCAGCATCACAGAAAAGCGTTGTTCTATCCTACACTGGAACGTTTAGGAATAGCCGGTGATCCGAAGCACACGCCGCACGATTGTCGACACACCTTTTCTGCGCTGTGCGAAAAATACGGCGTCCGGGAGAACGACCGAAAACGGATGCTCGGCCATTCATTCGGCGGTGATGTTACAAACGCCGTTTACGGCCACCGGACATTGGAAGAACTCCGTATAGAGATTGAGAAAATAAAAGTCCCATTTGTGACTAACTGTGACTAACGGAATCTTATTTTATCAATTTTATTCATCACAATTCAGAACATAAAAACGCGTGAAACCCTTGTAAAATCAACATTTTCAGCGATTTTACAAGGAATTCACTCATTTCATTTTCATTCTAATTGTATTCAATTAGGGAATTAATTAGAACTATGCAAATGTCAGAAAGTCCTTTAAATACAGTACTTTAGAGGATATTTAATTAGGAAATATTTTTTTGTTTGTGACTAACGTGTGTCCAACGAACTAATAGGATTTACAAAACGAAATGATACAATATGTTATAAGAAGCATGATTCCCGGGGTACTATCCCCGGGAGCTTTTATTTATAAATTTTTGAAATTCTGGTAAATACGCCCTTCGGGACAAACTCAAATACGAACCCATCATCATTCGGGTACGGGATTCTGACGAAGTACCATTTCAGCCCGGAACTGTCAGTTTCTGTGTACTTCATTACCTCTACAATCGCACCTTTTTTCAGCTTCGGAAACAGTTTAGATGGGTTATTTTTGTTTGATTTTGTATAACATTTTGTGTCTTTTTTAATCTGCGCAATGTAGGCTCTTGTGTTCTGCTTTTTGACTACATCAGAGTCCGAAGTTGATGCTGTATTAACTAAACTATAGTTTGGAGTGCAGAATTTTGTTCCCGGAAGATTACTATTATAGTAACTTTTCTGGCACACGCCACCGCCATTTGCAATGATTGTAGAGCCACCAGAAGTATTCCCTTCGACTGTCCAGAACTGATCTCCTGACACCTTAATTACAATTCCAGTGTGCGCGAACACTCCGTTTCTATAAAAAATAACAATATCCCCAACTTTTGGATTGCTGTTCAAAGTAAATAAATCCGCCATTGTCGGACAGTATACATAAGGCCAGTGTTTTAAGAGTTCCTTTGCTTTCTCCTGTCCAAAAGATTTCATGAAGCACCAACTCACAAAGCCGGCACACCATGGCTGTCCTTGATAATCTGGCTTAATATCTCGCCAGTATTTCGTATAATTATTTTCTCCGGCATTTGCCGTCTTACTATCAAGCTGACTATTGCTTGCTTTTTCAAGATATCCAACTTCGTTCTTTGCGATCTGGATTAATTTGTCAATTGCATTCATGCTCTTGTCCTCACTTTCTGGAAAATATGTCTTTAATGCGTTATAAACAAATCTCTGCCTGTCCTTATATGCTCCGACTTGGTTTCCCGTATCGGTCTGGCAGGCTGCATAGAGATTATCGAGCGTATATGGTTTCTTAGTCTTTGCCAGAATCCTCGTTACTGCTCCCCGCCCACCTTGGTGCCTAAAGTTCACACACATAGCTTGTGCTCTGGCGTCAGCAACGCCCTGTTTAAGGGCTTCATCTGCATAAGTGGCTAATTGTTCATCCATAAGGCCGTCTTGGCATTTAACGCCTGTTTTGGACGATATGAGCCGTACGATTAAATTTGCAAACTGGCTGTTTCTGGAAATATTAAAACAAGACCAATCTGCCTCCTGCACCTGCTCCCATAATCCGATATTATCCAGTCGGTTCCATGCTTCCGTATCTGCATCATGAATCCGCTTTAAAAGCGTTTGCGCTTCGGCTGCGTACCACTGTCCGGCACCGATTGTAATTGCGTGTTCTTCAGAAGAATTGGTGTAAGCTTCTGTGAAGTCCGAATAATCCTGCTGTCCGTAAACCTGTCCACCGGTTTCGACTGCATAAATAATCTTTCTGAGAACTGCTTTTTGTTTATCTGTCATGTAAGAAACCTCCTAGATTTTGCTGTATATATTATGTTTTACTGTAGCAAGCTTGCTTTTTCTACCGTCCCATCCTCATTCAGCACATAACCGTCCTCTTTAAGTTTCTTAATCACCTTTGCGTTCCACAGCTCAGGAACATCCATCCATTTCTTTAATCCGTTGATAACTCTTTCTTCAAAGAATTTAACCATTATTCTCACCTCCAATTGTCGCAACTAATGTAGCCAGTTCATCAAGTGCCGAATCATGTGTTGATACAAGTTCAGCCAGACCATCAATCCCATCACCATTAATTAGAATCTTGCGATTAGATTCTGTATTAAGCATCTGCATGACAAAATCCAACTTTTCAGACATGTCATTCAGTCTGTTTGAAACTCTGTTAATTGCTTTGTAGATATTTGTAATTTCTTTTTTATCCATATGCACCTCCTGTTCTTAGCCATTCGGCTATAAATAATTCGTTAATTTGCTAGGATTTTAGATACATAAGCAAGGGGCAATGCCACCAGTGTTACTGGCACTGTCGGCGTTCGCACCCCCGCCTCTGCCCACACCACAGAAGGAATCGCTGCCGCTAGAGTAAGGCGAACGTGTCCAATACTGGCCAGATACATAGGCACTACTATAACGTGGTTTCTTATATCTGTTTGCAGTCGCATTCTTAAAATACTGATATTGCTTTCCTTCGCCTGCGTAAGAATACGTTGCACTGCCAAAAATTTCAATTTCAGACAGTAAAAACGCATAATCATTTGAGATTTTAATCGTACTGCTTCGACTTCCTGCAGATGTCAACTTCTCGACCTGCTTCATCATATTTTGAATATAAGTAGGCAAACATTTCTTGTACACATTATTGCACCACGTACGTCTTACACAGCCTTCCCAACCACCACTATTTGTACTTGAACCGTTTATATAACCACATTCATGTGATGCATTATAGGAGGCGTTATATTCTGTCGTAGTGTCTAAATACAACATACGTTCTGTCTGAATTGTAATAGCAGCTTTAGTCTTGCCATTGATAGCAGTCACTAAGTCATCATGTTCGATTCCGATAATTACATAAATGTAATCATTCGCTTTGTGCGACTCACTTACGCCCGTTGCAGCCATTGCGTTGTGATGGATTGTTCTCTTGTCACCAACCGCCCAATAATCACCAATGTTGATTTTACCTGCGTAATGTGCTTCAATCATCTTTTCAATTTCCGCATCTGTTCCATCAGCAAATGCGACAATCTTTAAATCCTCTGGCTCCCCGAGGAGTCTGTTTCCTGCATCGTAGTTGTATACGCCATCGGTAGAATATGGGAACAGTGCGAAGTAATATTTCTTGCCATTTGTCAGCCCTGTGACTGTATATCCTGCGGTTTTGTATTTGTCACGAACTGTATTATCAACCACAAGCGTTCCGTCATCTGGGTTTGCAGGATAACCTGTTTTTTTCATTACAAGTTTTGTACCAGCCCATGTAGAGAATGTTGAACCATTGATTACTGTGTTTTCAGGGTCTTGCCACTTGATCGTGACAGATGCGTTTGCGTTCTCAATACTTGGATTGTTTACGGGTTTGGGAGTGACGGTTGTGCCACCGCCTTTTGCGTGGAGTGTTCCGTCTGCATCTATGAATGTTGTCTTGCCATCAGGTTTGACCTTACCAAGAGTTTCGGTTGTAGCAATCGGGACAGTCGCATCACTTCCTTTGTCTCCCTTAGGACCTTTGATGTTTACTGTTTCAGGATTGGCAACTCCATCAGCATTACTCCAGCTCAAATTTCCGTCGGTGTCTACGTCTGGCACGAATGTAGTGCCCTTGTCTCCTTTAGGCCCGGCATCTCCAGTATCTCCCTGCTCACCTTTTGGGCCAACTGGGCCTTGTTCACCTTGCGGCCCAGTATCGCCTTTTAGACCCTGCGCTCCTTGCTCTCCTTTTTCTCCTGGGTCTCCTTTTATGCCCTGCGGCCCTGGGTCACCCTTTGGCCCTTGCGGACCAACTGGTCCCTGTGGACCTTGCGGCCCTTGAATCTTGCCAGCATTGTTCCAATTCGTGCCGTCAAAAACCCACATTTCTCCATTTATTAAATACGCGTCGTTCTTCTCTGCACTCAGGGGGAGGTCTGCCTCAGATTCTTTTGTGCCAAGGATATTAAGAGATGTTCCATCATTTCCTTGCTCACCTTTTTCTCCTCGTGGACCCTGCGGACCCACTGGTCCGACATCTCCTTTATCACCTTTTGGACCCTGCGGCCCTTGAGGCCCTATAATATTTCCAACATTTTCACTATCGCCATCTGAAAATGTTATTGTCAAATTTCCATTTGTGTCGATACTAACCGCCGTGATAGAGATGCCCCTTAGCGATTCTTTCTGCTCAGGTGTCAGCGATTCAAATGCTACGGTGCCATCCACGCCCTTTTCTCCCGGGTCACCTTTATCTCCTTTTTCACCTTTTGGACCCTGTGGACCAGTAGGACCCTCTGCGCCTTTTTCTCCTCGCTCTCCTTTTTCACCTTTGGGTCCTTGTGGACCAACAAATTCTCCGGCATTAACCATCTCTGAAATATCCTCAATGGAACACAACCGTCTTACATCATTAGCTGCAAACGCAATGTATAAGGCTTTACCGGATGGAACGGACGGGTCATTACCAAGGATTGCAACAGGTTCCCCCGGGCGAATTTTTGACGTGTCAAAATCAGTGTACATGCCGCGCCGGAATTGTATAGTATATGTATCAGCCATATTAGACTTACCTCCTTATGAAAGGAAATTGTTTTTTATATAATTCTTTACAGAATCAAGATTTTTCTGCACATCGTCATTCATTACAAGGAAATTACCCTTATTATTCTGACTGATAATACTTCCCGTGTTTTCGTCTACTTCTGAATAGGTGTAAGCGATGCGGCTTCCCTCTCCAGTACTAAGATTCATAAAACTTGTTAAAATCTTTTTCATGATGCTACCTCCATCTGGTTGATAATATTTGTTCTATCATTGATAAGCTCTGACTCATAATCTGGTTCCGAGGCCTCTGTTTCTTCTGACTCATAATTTGGTTCCGGGATTTCTATATCTCTTGCGTCTGTATAAGCCGTATCTCCCGGATCAGTAAATCGCATATGTTCATATTGAGCCTGTCTTGCTTTGATTTCGAACGAAAATTTAAGTCCCGGAGTTCCTTTTACAATAAAATAATTTTGCTCTTTCTCAGCCACCCAACAGTCACCCTTTCCTTCTCTTTGCAAGAACACATAATATTTAATGCCGACATTTGCAGATTCCTGAAAGATATCATCTATGTCAATCATGCAAGTCCCATCGTTCGATATTACAGATTCACCGATATCCCCAAAGAATGGAGTTGGCATTTCATAGCAGTAAAAGAGTTGCTCATCGTAGTCAGCTGTTGATACCGATCTCGATTTTGTTCCGCTTACTTTCAACTTCCCTCTGATAGAAGCATCTGCAAGGTCTGTTCCCGTTCCGACGCTATAGAAATGTCCAGTGGCCTCTATATGTGTGCCTGCTGTGACTTTTTTTGATGCCGAAACACTGCCCGCCGAAACACTGGTATCAACCGAGACTGAGCTTGCGTGTACAGTTCCCGTATAGAGATGAATTCCTCTAATTCGTGTTCCATACAACGTCCCGTACCCCGGCACGTATACTCCTGAATTCGTCTCTGAATAGATTTCTCCAGTTGAAGCATCTAGCGTTACTTCTCCATACGCACCACTTGCCGAAAGCTTTTGATAGCCAACTTTCCATCCTGCTAGCTCACCTGTATTAATATAATCGGCATTCATGTATACATTGCCATTTGACAGATACAGACCTTTATTACTACTATTGTCACTTAACACATTAATAATCTCTTGCTTAGACATTTTCCCTATGTCAAGATTACTAAGTGCATTATCTGTATAGCGGTTTGCGTTGGATAGTGCTGTCGAAGCTTTATTTTCGGCAATACTATATATTGTATCACCATTTGTTAACACGAATGTATTAGGTCTGAGCGTAACATTTCCGTAGTTATCAATCGCAAATGTTGATACTCCAGAACTGTTTGTAACGTTGATGTTCTTCAGATTAATCAAATCAGCTGAAATCTGACCTGATTTAATATAAGAAGCGTTTATATACAGATGTCCGTTCTGCATATAAATTCCCTCTTGTTTGCCATTGTCTGTCAGAGCATTAAAAACTCTTTCGAAATTGACAATTTTTTTAGCATCCAGTTCCTGCCAAGTACCATCAGTCCCAGAAAACATATATACCTGGCTTGTAGAGAAGTTCATGAATATCGAGCCGTCATGCTTTTTATATTCTTCGCTTTTCCACTCAGATGCTGGATAATTCTGCAATGTTGGCACATACGTGCCATAATAGTTCGGGATAGTCACATTGCTTTGAACTGTCCCATCCACAACATCCTTGGCAATTTGTTCAATAGTTCTGCTTTTCAGGGTAAAGTTTTCAACTTCTAATGTGACAGCACCTGTGTCGGCATCTATTTTTAATGTCGTATTCCCGTTATTATCTTTTGCTGTAAAACCTCTTGTGTTAATCCATTCTGATTGGATGCCAATAGCATAAAGAATATTCAGAACAGCATCTCCATTACTGTCAAACCCGGCTTTCCATGTCTGACCCCCATCTACTGACAAAAAGAATCCATCGACACCTGTCTTATAAATTACTTTAGAATCAGCAAGTGTAGGCTTATCATGCCGGTACGTAATTACGGAACCATCTTCTTGTACTTCCTCTGTATAGAAAAAACCCAGCGTGTTCGCTGCGAGCTCATTCATTTGTTTGAGTTTTACGTCATAGGCAGATAGTTTCTTCTCTATATCTTTTTTTGACTGCTCTACTGCTGCCTGCTGTCCACCAATAAACTCGCTTGTATCTTCTTCAGCACTCTTTGCGTTACATCCCCATGCAGTTGCACCACCGAACACAAACTCTACATTAGTTGCAAATGATCTAAAAACACGATTTTTAGTATCAATAAATTCAACTGGATCGCCAAAAGTGGCGTATCCGTTGGCAATTCCGTCACATGAGAAAGGACGCATTCGCAAACCGATTAATTGATTTCCAATAGCTTCGACTCCTGCCTGTGCATTGCCCGACAATAGCTGATTGTCAATAGTAATCACATAGCCGTCCTGACCTGACATATATTCGGTCTCATCTTCTACATATTTGACGCCTGTTACAATAACATCGTCTACGTCATATTGTAGATTCTGAATTGAAAATAACGCGTGATAGTCGTTATTGCTTAACGTACCACCATCAATCACGGTCCCTGTTGTCCATGGATTAAGCGTACCGCCATCCAGATCATCACCATTTGTCCAGTTCTTTACTGCTCCACCATCGTAAATAGTCGTATTGGTAAATGTCTTATCAAACGTAATAATCCTGAGTAAGTCATTTTCGTCGATTCTTGCATTTCCACCGGCTATCCCGGCACACATTCCGATTACTGTACGGTATGTCGCATTAGATGGCGCTTTCTGAATCTGAAAGTCCGCATTTGGAAACATTGCATCTCCAAGAGTGATTCCACATTGCTGACAGCATTCTGAGAGCAGTTCTTTGACTGTACAAGGAAAAGACAGGTTAGAATCATATGTCTTATCAGCGTTATGCATTTTATCTAAGAGAGAAAGACTTATTTCGCTTGCCGTTGCAGGTTTCTTTGACACAATATAAGTACCTCTTTTTATAGTTTCTATCCTGTCAGATAACCGCACATTGAGAAAGATAACAAACCTTGCAGCATTAAAATTATATCCGTCAAAGCGTCCGTCATCATTTACCAATGATAAACTTGCCGTTTTTTCTATTGCTACACCCACCGGGAAGTCCCCAGAGTCTGCTGAATCTACGAGACTATTTCCAGACAGATAAAAGTCTTTTTTGCCTAGCTTAAGAGTTGCGCCATTTGACAATGTAACATTTGCTGTCACGTAATAATTTCTGTTTGTAAGAGATTCTTTTTTTAACTGAGTAGATACATTTATCAAATCGGCTCAATCCTCCTTACATTAATAGACAAATCCGTCCACTTTTCTTCCCCATCTTTTAAAGTTTGCGCAGCCATGTTGAAATTTGATGCGTAGAATGTTCTGTCTATCCATCTTCCCGGAACAGTTGGGTCTTTGTGGTGGAATGTAAATTGGCTCTTGTTAAGTACAGTATTTAGTATGGTTGCTATTTCAGCCCATGTAAGCTCGCCCCATTGCATGTCATACCCACCAATTGTTCCCATTGGTGTATTGTGCATAATCAAATCCTGACTTCTTTTAGAATCTTCCGTAGAAGTGGTTGCGAACACCGGCTTGTAGCTGTCCGGTGCTCTTATAACAACGTTGTCTATCTTGAATTGTTCCTGCGCCATATTCTTCTCCTTATGCTAACTCAAATGGGTTCTTCCCGTTCCGGTTTCTTCTCATTTCAGCTTCACTAATAATAATATCTAACAGTTTTCTGCCAGATGCATTAACTGTAACATTGTAGGTATTTCCGTCTCCCTGTCCTTTTCCTGATTCTTCCCGGACGATCTGACGCAACAGGCTTTCCGGTGCTTCCAGGTTATTGCCTTTCTTCTGATCGCCTAATACCGCAAGGAATTCTGACCTTGGTGGAATGACTGCGCCACTGGCCAGATATGGGATAGTTCCGACACGTGGAAATGTCGCATGAAATCCGATTCTTTTCCTTCCAAACGGCGTAGGTACATCCCATGGTCCAAAGGAAAATGCAGATTCGATTCCGCCAATTGCGTTATTAATCATTCCAACTGCATTATTAACAATGCTAATCGCCTTATTAATTGGAACTTTGATAAAATTTACAATGCCCTCAAACGCAGATTTTACTGCATCTCTGGCGGCATTAAACTTATTAGTGATAGTATCTTTTATTGCTCCTACTTTGGCAAATATAAACGTGGCGGCATTCTTCAATGTTTGGGTTGCCTCGCTCCACGTGCTCTTCCATGTATGTGTAACCTTAGTCCTGATTGCATTAACTACTGTGCCGACTGTAGATTTAATAGAATTTAAAATGCTAAAAAGGGTCTTTTTAATCGCATTCCAAACCGTTGATGTTACTGCTTTAATCGCATTCCAAGTAACATTGATAATGCTCTTAATTATGCTCAACGCGCCTTTTGTTACGGCTTTAATTGCGTCCCATGTGCCAGTTACAATATCCTTAATAAGGCTCCATGCTCCATCCGCAATCTCTTTTATTCCCTGCCAAGCCAGTTCCCAGTCTCCTGTGAAAACGCCGACAAGAAAATCAATGATTCCGCTCAGTGTATCTGCTACGTCACCAATAATTTTAATTAATGATTTTATAACTTTTATTGCTGTGGTTCCTACAACATCAATTATCTTTGCCGCAACTGGAAGCAAATTCGCAATTATCCAGTTGATTAAAGGTACTAATACCGATTCCCACAGAAGCTTCAGAGAATCAATGAGCTTACCGAGAAATGCTTCTATTTTTAGGATAGCATCCCCCAACGGTCCCTCTAGCAGCCCTTTAATTTGTTCTGCCAGTCCTTGTAGCACCGGAAGAATGTATGTGTTATATCCAGTTATTAGAGTTTCAAGTATACTTGATAATCCATCTGCTATAGAATCAAAGAACGGTTTTATATGCTCATCGTATAATCTTGATACTGCGTCACTAAGGTTTTGAACAACTGTTAAGACCCCACTCGTTACGGTTTCTATTACTCCGAGGCTACCCTCGATTGCTGACTTTAAAATGTCCTTGTTGTCGATAAAAGGCTGTGCAATCATGTTAAGGATATCTCTGCCAAGTTTTGCAGCCGTTTCCGTGACGGTCATTCCAATTTCAGCAAAAATCCCAATTAAATCTGCTGTGATCTGCTGCGCGGTTTCTCCACCAAAAACTGAGAAAACATCTGCGAAAGCAACTGCAAGATTTCCTGCGATTTGTGAAATTTCAGCACCGATGTTGAACATATCTATCAGATATTTCTTTATTCTTTGTGTGTTCTGCTTTAAAAACTTTTCAATTCCGCCTATAATGTTTTGCGCAATTGTTAATCCGATTCTGGCAAACGAGCCGGCAACTTGTCCAATTGCATATGCGAATGAATCGAAAAAATTATTTGCTGCTTTAGCAACTTCTGAATCAGTGAAGATATCCTTTAAAGATTTCCATATGGAATCGAGATCCTTTTTTATTCCGTCAAGAATTGGTTCGTAATCTCCTAATCCATCCCAGAATCCTTTTGCGATTAACTTAGCCAACTGTTTAAATCTGTCGATTATCTTTTTTAGCGGTTTTGACATTTTATCAAGAACTGTCTCACCCTCTGCCAATTTTCCATAATCAACATTTTGTACAGCATCTTTCATCTGATCTGCAAGTCCGCCGGTTGCGCCCGGTACTTTTGACGATGAATCTGTGCTTTTATCCGTTGAGTAATTATTTATTTCGTCAAGAGGACTAAGATATCCTTTTGCCGCCTTAGTAGCTTTCTTAGTTGCATCTGCTGTATCATTTGTCGCATCTGCCAGCTTTTCGGCATTGTTGGCAGCATCTCCATATTGGTCGGCTGTGTCTGCGATCGCATCTGTTCCGGCAAGACCTGCGCCACTTGCACTTGTCTGGCCAGATGATTTCTTCCCGGTGATTAACTCCGTAAATGACTTGAAGGCATTTGCCAGAGTTGCTAACTTGCCGAGCAAGATATTAATAACTTTCAGAACAGGAGTGAAGAGATTAATCAATCCCTGTCCAACTGTCGCCTTGAGAGATTGTAGCTGCAACTGCATCACTCGCACCTGATTCGCCCAGCTGTCAGAAGTACGAATGAAGTCTCCAGATGCGGCAGACAACTGTTTCTGTACAAAAGCCAGGCGGAGAGCCACTTTCTCCTGCTCTGTCATTTCAGACGTGGTTTTGCCGTAGCCATTAGCCAGTGCATACTGGTCAAGTGCACTTTGCGTCATAACGACACCCAAATCTTTCAGCGTTTCCGTTTCACCCGTAAATACTGATTTCAGTTTGATATACGCCAGATCCTGACTAATGTTATAAAATGATGCCACATCACCAGTTAGCTGTGTCAGAGCTGTTGACATATCGTAAGCCTGCTGTTCTGAGAATCCGAACGACTTAGACATTGCTCCGAACGTACCAACATATTGTTTTGCCATCGTTTCTGACAGACCGGCAGATGTCATAGCGTTTTTTGCAAATTCGTTTACCTTGTCCGACATGGTTGTGAACGTAACATCGACCACGTTCTGTACTTCTGCCAGATTAGAGCCAAGTTCTACACACTCTTTCCCAAACTGTGCCAATTTACCGACAGCAAACGCCCCACCAATCAGCAGACCGATTTTTTTTACAGCACTTCCAAGGCCGTTAAATGACTGTTTTATAGCTGATACCCCATTTTGGACGCCTGACGTGTCCATTCTGGTATCAATAATGACTGAGCCATCAGCAGCCATGTGTCCACCTCCTAACTATTTGAGGTCCAACATCTCATTCAACTTATCTTTATAAGCTTGCTCTTCTTCGCTGAGACGTGTTTTTATATCAATAATGTTCTTATTTTCTTGATAGAATTTCTTTTCCCATTTTTCAAGCCGTTCGCCTTTTGCTTTTTTTGAACGGATTCCAACAACCGTGTTGAACAGGCATTCGCCGGATTCCATGAAGTATCCGAAGAACGTCCACCAGTGCATATAAGGTACTGATCTGATTTCTTTACCAGCAACCTTGTTTACTGCCGGCACAATCATATCTGCATCCTGCTCCCAATCCATCAAACGGGGTTTTGGTTTGTTTGAGTTATCATCAGTCTGTCCGCAGTCAATAAATTCACATGCTTTCTGGCAAGCTTCAGATAAGTGTTCCGGCGGTATACTCTGCCAATCCTCGAACAGAATCTGCAACATAACAACTGCTTTTGCCTGCTCGTCTAATTCCGGATCATTCATTGCAATGAGAATATCAATAATCGCTCGAAAATCTGTTCTGATAGAAAAATCCACCCCACTGATATTTAGTGAGGTGGGTAACTCATAGGCGGTCATTTTGTATACTTCTCCGTATACTTATTAGCTGCTGCCTGCATTTTCTTCTTTCTCTTTTCAATTACCGGTGCAATTGCTTCTACAATTTTATCCAGAACAATGTAAACGAAAACCTGACCATTTCCAAATACAGTAGTTGCTGTGATTGGCTCTTTAAACAGGTCTTTTGATGCTTCATATCCGAGCAGATAGTTGATTTTATCTTCAATCTGTTTATTCAGTTCAGCCATTTCTTTACCTGATGTGGCTTTCTGAATAGAATCTTCGAACTGTTTAAAGTATTCTATTACTTCTTCCGCACGTGCTGCGACATTGATATCGGTTGGATTAAGCTTGAAAGAAGAAAAAACTTCGTCTTCGTTATTCGTGAATGTGAAATTAAGAATTCCATCATCAATATTTGTGTTAATTGTCTTTGCCATTTTCTACGCCCTCCTAAAAATTATTCGCTGTCAGCTGTAAATGAGCCGGAAGTAATGTCAAATTTACCTTTTACACGCTCTCCAACATAATTAACTGTGAACGGAATCTGATATCCAGATGTATCACCGCCGTAGGAGGTCGGCACAACGTAGCAATCCTGCTGGTATGCTTCATACTTGCCTGCTGCGGCTTCTGTCCAGAGATGAACCTCGACTGCTTTTGTCTTGAGGTTATCGTCTTTGAGGCGTCCATCTACGATCTTCTGTAATGCTGTGAACAGATCGGAAGTAGTGTCTGCATAGAACGGATCAGCGTCAGAAGAAACTTCATAGCCGTTATGCTTGAATGTGGATTCTCCAAGAATGTTTTTAGATGTTTCAGTATCTGGATTAAGTTCTACATTGTACTCTTCCAGGTCCTTTCCAAGACGCTCATATTTTGGCGTCGGCCCTCCGCAGAGGGAACCTGCATCAATGTAATGAGCCATATATTTACGGTCAATCTTGCCTGTAACTGCCATAGAAATGTCCTTTCTGCCTATAACTTTTAAAAGGCTGTGTAGGTTAGCGACTATCTCTAATTGATAGCCGGTTGTTACTTGTTATATTACTTCATAAGTGTTTTCGTATCTCACTGATAATGGCAATAACCAATCCTGCACACCACTCTCCTGTGGCTCTAAGCCATAGGAATTATCACGAGTGATACGTTTTATTACTCTTCCTTGTGAAAGCTCTGGAAAAGCAGATAAGCGCGTCTCAGAGCCGTTTATGACAACTGGTTCCCGACATATCCATTTGCCGAGATTGTCAAGGAATTTCTGAACAGATAACTTCTGCCGTTCCTTATCAGACGCTGTGCGGTATACCACATAAAATGGGTACTGGCATACCTGATGCATTACTCCGCATACATCTTCCTTTTCTGAATAGATCAAAGCTCCGTTGTCTGCCGAGAAAGCGATTCCGGAATCTTTGTTCAGTTCTTCAAACTTGATACTTTCGCCCTGATACAATCCCGGATACTGGTTCAGAAGTGCTTTCATGGCATCTGTCAGAATCTCATATCCGGTTACATCTTTGCCAATTGGCTTATCTGCCATGTCGTCCACCTCCTGCTTGTGCTTTTACTTTGCGAATCCACGTACTGCCGTATTGTCGTTTTGCGGCATCAAACCAATGGGCTTGTGCCCGTGGGTGCGCTTGTTTGGTGTATTCAAGATTTTCCTTAGCTGCTGTCTGTCCGGAGAACTGACTAACAAGGACTTTCTTCGCATACTGCCGAGCGTAAGGGCTTCCAGTCAGCTCGTCCACCATCGTTTTTCCCATATAAAGAAATCTGCCATAAGGTTCTGCCGCCGCACAAACAAAGCCTGTGCCTTGCATAGAGGAGCTTCTTGCCCTTGTCTTATTGATAAAGTCTCCTGAAATCATCGGCATAAACGGAATCATACTGTCCATAACCATTCCATCAAGTAGATACTGCGCTTCTTGATACTGTCTGGAGAATCTATCCATATTCAGTTTGATTTTCATATCTCCGTCAACTACGGAGAATCCTTTGAAATGATGAATTTTGCTCATATTACTTACCCAAAATTTCAAAATGCGGAATCAGTGTATATGGACCGCCTACACTGGTAATCTTGAACACGTTATCCTTATTCTCATTCATGTACTGGTAGAATCCGTTTCGGTAATCACTTTCAGTGACTGTTCCACCAGTCCACTCACCCTCCCAGAAGAACGATTCATCTGAGAATGTGATAGTGTCTTCCAGAGCGTTGTTAATCTGCCTTTTCCACTCTTTAACTGGCATCCATGGAAGAATCTTGCCGTCTTTATCAGTAATGGTTATGTCGCCGTTCTGGACAGTGTATCGAACGTGTAACTGTGCGTTGTCTGTTGCGTCTGGCCCGTACTTCTTAAGGATTGCCCCCTTATCCGTAATAAGGTCAACGCCGGATAAAACATGAGGATACCAGTACGCATCTCCTGTTGTCGGACTCTCATAATAATTGAAAATCGTCAAAGTTTTTTCGTACATGATACCCTCTCCTTAATTATTCTTTCTGCACTGTCTGCTTAATAACCTGATTCACACCAGTGGCCGACAATCCATTAAACATACCGACTGCAACCGCCGTGATATAATCCGTTGCCGGAAAATCCGGGATAATTCCCATTCCGACCGCTCCGAGAATTCCACCAATAATCGCCATGATTACTGGAATCCATTCATCAGAGATTCTTTTTGATGCTTTGCAGCCCATTCCTACGATGTAGCAAATCATAACGATTGCTACGCATGAGCCTAATGTTGAAATATCCATTCTTTTCACCTCACATCTGGAATACCAAACTGTTTGTATGTACCTGTAAATGAAAACTGTTTTCCACATTTACAGCAAGTTTCCGTAATGGTACAAGTCTTTTCTTTGTCATTACATTTTGATTCAGCAGGACTTTTGAATTTATGCCCGCCAGTCAAAAAGCACATTACTTTAGTCATCTCAATTACACTCCTGCATACAATATTGGTATTCCGTCATCCGTCCTTACTCCCATCAGAAGTGGCAAAGCTGTCTTAAGAAGTAAGTCATTCGTTTTCTGTACATCTCCGGCGGCGGCATACACTGCACTCCATTCCTTTGCACTTGCTCCAATCTGCTGAGGTGTTGCGTAAGAGATGGATTCACTGCCAGAAGATACAGATGTTACAATGCCTGTCGTGCTACCACCGGACCCGATTGCAGTTGATGTACCGCTCACAGCGGCATTGGTAGCATTCTTTTCAGCAAGCTCAATTTGATACATTAATTCAGCCAATGAACAGACCGCCTTTTTGATACGCTTCTGTGAGCGTTCATTTGTCGGCAGCCCGTCCACCAACCTGTCAAACGTCATTGTGTCCACGAAATCACTGGCTCTTTCTGCCAGTCGTGGAAAGTCGGTTTCTGGCACGACATTGCCGAATGATTCTGTATAGAATTTATAATCTGCATAAGCCATTCCAGATACCTCCTACATTTATGATTTCGCTGTTACGCTTGTACTTCCGGCGTTCAGTGCCTTGTATGTTCCATCGCACTCAACCACTGTAATCTTCCGTCCGGTTGCTGCCTTAATGTCAGCTTTTCCGTCCCATGTAGTCCAGTTTCTGAGATTCTGTCCATATCCGACAGTTACTGCTTCTACTGCAACTTTGTATTTATATACGTTGTTGGCATTTTCCTTAGCCGGATTTACAGTGATTTTTGTATCACCAGTTGCTGTTCCTTCCGCAGATGTTACTGTCAGAGTGCCGAGCGTTGGTGTTTCGTCAATGGTAATTACTGCAATTGCATCAATGTACTCTGCAAAAAGAGTAAGTCCCATAACCGCAAACGCTTCGGATACTGCTGTGTGGTAGTTGCCCTGTGTATGGAATCCGATCAGGTTTGTTTCGCCAGATACGGTATACACAAGACCTGCTCTCGCAAAGTCAGATTCGTTCGGGTCAACATAGTAAAGTACGATGTTCTCGACAGGGGTAGCAATAACCTGTCCTCTCGGGATTTCGCTGTCGGATAACAGGAAGATAGTATTGAATCCCATGAAATCTTTCATGTACTGGAAGCCGAACTGGTTCTGAATAGTGATCTCAGCCGCTCCAAGATATTCATATACGTCCAGAATGTTCACAAATCCAACAACGCCAGTCACATTTCTGTGCATCTGTTTGAATTTGTTTTCTACACGGCCTTTAGCCATTGCCAGAGCCATCTGGAATGTTGTTTCTGTGGAAGTAAGCGTACCGGTTTTCAGATAGTCGTAAAATCTGCCGGTAACATCAGTCTGAAGCTGGAAAAGGAATTCATCATCAGTCATCTGAACGGCGTTCTCATAACCATGGTCCTTAATTGCTTCGATAGATACAGCCTTTGCGTACTTCTCGATAGTCATTTCTGCATAGGTCTTTTCTTTTACAGTAAACTTGCTGTAAGGGATTTCCTCACCCTCACCAACATTCCCACTCTGTAAAGTACCCTCTGCGTACTTAGATTTCAGTACAGCACCCGGCTGTTTTTTGATAGGTCTCATAATGCCCAGAATGTCACGTAAGTGCTGCCAGTTTCTTTCGAATCTAGTTACAAAGTCAATCTCACGTGCTGTGACCTGGATATCATTTGTCATAATAAGATAAGCTTTTGCTGCCATATAAAAAATCCTTTCTACCCATAATTGTTAAGGTATTGGGTTAGCGGCTATACTCTGGTGTATAGTCGGTGTAAAAATCACTGGAATAACTGGATATTCTGAGCGATTGCAGCCTGTCTCTCTGACGGGTCTTTGATTGCTTCGATATCTTTCTTCGTCATGTTTCCCGGTGTCTGCTGCTGTCCAACGCGAGTGGTAAATCTTGCCTGATTCTGCTGAGCCTGCTGCTGAGATTCATCCACAAAAGCGGATGCGTCAGACTGTTTCATCTGTTCGATCAGGTCGTTCAGTCCAAGGATTTTACCGTCTTTCAGTTTGAGACCCGCTTCTTTAATGTCTGCCATGACTGATTTCTTTGCCGCTTCGCTGGAAAACTTAACGTCATCGAGTGCTGTTTTAAGTGCGTCTGAGAAATCGCGGTCATAAATCTTCGCATTAAATTCCTTCTCTGCGTCCTCCGCTTTTTTCTTCCATCCAGCAAGCTCTGTCTGAATATTCGCCGGGTCGATACCATCAAAACTTTTTAAGGTTTCTTCTGCTGTCTCAGCACGTTCTTTCCAGTCATCACGTTCACCTTCGACTTTCGACAGAGTCTTCGCTACTTCTTTTGCGTTCTTATAATGCTCAGAGAGTGCTTTCTTCACATCTGCCTGCTTATCTTCCGGGATTTCAATTCCAAATGATTTTAATGTGTCAATAAGTTTCTGCATAACATCCTCCTGGTCGTGTTTATTGACCTGCCGCCGCAGGTATTGGATTAAGCCAGTTAGACCACTGGCAGGGTAATGAAATAGGCGGAATCGAACCGCCGACACGCACCCTATGCGGATGCTGTTCTACCAACTGCGCTATATTTCACTGCACTTTTTGAACTGCCCAGCAGTTAACAGGATAAGCGTTAACCTTTACCCATGGGATAATTTACCCGAACCATCGGCCGCCTGTAAACAGACAACATAATTCTGAGCAAATAAGCGGAACGCCCGGAATCGAACCGGAACCCAGAGCGCGACCCTGTCAGTCTACCATTAACGTACATTCCACATAACCCGGATTCCCGGGTTAGCAAGGTATTTAACGTGTTATGCCTACCACGAGTTGTTTCGGATATTTATTCTTTTTTTTAAAGAAAAGTATGAATAACAAAAACCTTAATCAAGGAGGTATGCCATCTTGCGTGCCAGACGGCAAATACACACGACAGGATTCGAACCTGTTTAAAACTTTCCGCTAAAGCGTGTGTACCAGCTACTTTAAGAAAGGAGGATAAAACGAAAATGTTAAAACAACCGTTGTGCTTCCTGCTGCACAATTACATTATAACAGATTTATTTTAACTACCTCTCTACCACTTTTTGCGTTTTTAGAGCATATCGCGAAGTTTTTCCACGTATCTCTTGACAAGATCACGCTCCTCTCGGCACTCTGCATCCTTGGACATATCACTCATTTCTGTTGTGAGTTCGTCCAGATGTTCTTCCAGAGCGGCAAGCATCTTTCTCTTACAGTCTTCAGATTTGCCGGAACGATAGCTTTGCTTCTGCGTCATATAGTCATCGTAAGCATCTCGCCCATCAGAACGACTGTAATGCCCTCTGACGTAATGCTCGCCCCATCTGGCATAAGAATTACCCCTGTCGTAATCTGGCATCATTCTGCCATCATTTGAGCTGTATCTCCCCATGCTATCACGCTTTCTTCCGCGTTCGCTGTAATCGTCATTGTATCCGCCACCACGCATCTCATCAAGAACAGTGTTGTAATATTCCACTTTCTTGTCCCAGTACTGCGTATTCTTGATATCTTTGTACATATCAATCAGTTTGTATGTCATTTCCAGATTCCCGGTGGTCAGCCCATTGTCAGCTATTTTGGAAAGTTCATCTTCGATTCTTGCGCATAAGTCTTTAATATCTCTCATAATCACACCTCCTACGCTTCTCTGGTTACGACAATGTTTGCGTTCGCAACAGAAACAGCCTGATCGCTTGTATTCTCTACTGCGATGTTAACGCAACATCCACGAGGTACATCAATATAAATGCCAGAGGACACATTATTATACTGGTCTACTGCTGCCGGTGTGGAAATCATCTGAGAAGATAGTACAGGCTCACCAGAGATTGCAATAGCCAGAGAGATAGCCCCAACTGTACCGCCCGTTGGAATTGCGATATTACCAGAAAAGTCCACGAAGAATCTAGCTTTACACTGATTGGTTAAACCTCTCAGTGTAATGATTCCGCTTCCCTCTCTGTGCTGAATGCAGTTAGAGCCTTTAACTGCTGTGTTTGAAAATACTACGTTTCCATTTGCTGCTACAGTCTGAGCAGCTACACTTGTAAATTCTGCCATAAAAAATACTCCTTTCATATCACAAAAGGACAGGTCTCAGCCTGCCCCTCTGTGTAATACGGCATAAGCCGACATCCGAATCAATCGAAAGATACTCTCGATATGAAGTTATCAGCAATTGCATCCGGCGTTGCATCCGCATCCGTAATATGTGTTCGGGTTAGGAACCTGATATGCTGGAATCGGTGCCGGATTGATTGCATTAATAAGCTGCTGTGTCTGAGAAGCCATTGCAGTTGTGAGCAATGCGCTCTGGCGATCCTGAGAAGCGGCGCGTCTGAGGTCATTGTTTTCAGCCTGAAGAGAAGAAATTTTTTCATTGCAGAGATAATCTAAAACGGCTCTCGTATTTGCATTCTGGTTATCAATGATATCTCTTGTGTTGCTGTTCATGGTGTTCTGCAATGCGCAGGTGTTCTGCGCCATATTGTAGTTTACGCCCTGGATAGCTTCCCTGGTTTCACAACAGCAGTTCGCAAGCTGTGCCTGCAATGCGTTTGTGTTCTGCATATTAGCCACAGTATCGGCATTAATAGCCTGCTGGATTCCGAAGCCGGTCTGCATGATGTTGGTGTTGATTCCATTGAATCCAGTAAGCATACCGTTATTCATGGCATAAAAGCCATCGCACAGGCCGCTATTGATTCCGTCAAGCTTGCTGATTACCGCGGAGTTATCAAATCCTCTCTGGATATCTGCCTGGGTAGCTGCTGTGGCTGTATATCCGCCGCCGTTGCCATTATTGCCCCAGCCGTTGTTTCCCCATCCGCAGAATACGAACAAGAAGAGCACGATAAGCCACCATGCACCATCTCCGCCAAACATGCCGTCATTATTTCTACCGTTTCCAGTAGCAGCGGCAATATCTGCTAAGCTATAATTTCCATCCATAGTTATAATCTCCTTTATTGTGTATTTACATCAATCTGGCCAGATTGTAATGTACTATTTCATTCCTTTTAGCAGGTTTTGAAACTGCCCTGCCATCTGCTGAACCTGATTAAGCTGTTGCTGAGAAATTTTCCCAGACTGTAACATCTTCTCAACTTCTGCTTTTGGGTCTCCCTTAAAATTCTGTTTAAACTGCATAAACTGCTGTATCATCTGCATTGGCCCGTTTCCCTGCGGCATTCCACCACCAAGCGCATTAAATAATGGATTACTCATCTGTGTTTCCTCCCTTGACTGCTGATTCCTGCGCGGTATTAGCTCTAACAGGTTCAGAAAAAGAATTTAATCGGTTTATGATAGCTTCGTATTTGCCCTTTAAATCGTCATATTCCTGTCTGGTGACATATTTACTGTCCATGTTCGGAACAGGCTGTTTAGGTGGCATCTGAGTGCCTACCTCGTGGTACTCAAATATCCGTAACGGCTGTGGCATACCGGAAACGTCAGTGGATTTTATGTAGAACTTTTCACTTTCACTGTCCATCAGTAAAACGCTTGTTCCGGGTGCTACCAGATAGGATTTTGCTCCGACTTCACCAGATACCCACAGGATACCATTGCTATTCTGTTGGGGTTGCTGTACTGGTTGAGCCGGCATCTGGACAGGCTGTTGCTGGAACTGATTCATCTGCCCCGGAACGCCAAAACTATATTGATAAGGATTGTTGTATAATGCCATCTTATGCACCACCTTTCTGATTATATTTTTGCATAAAAAAAGAACCGGAAACAGTTCGTTTCTGGTTCTAATTAGTGTCTAAAAAGTATCAGCACACTTTGATTATTTTATTATTTACCCTTCGGCTTAATCGTTTCGCCGTAGATATACTCACATTCATCTGTTCAGCACAGTATTCGAGTGTGTATTCCTTGCATCTCAGTCGGAACAGTCTTTCCTCATCCGGTGTAAAATTACACTCTATCAAGAATCTGTCTATATCTTTCTTAGTGAACACATATAATTTCATGAGCATACCCCTTACTAATGCTAACGCTGATTCTGTGCAAGATACTCCGTGAGCTTCTGCTTTGTTTTTTTTAACTCCTCGACATTATTCCCACTGATCTGGCTGTCCAACATGGTTGATAACACTTCCAGAATTAATGAATCTCGTTCTGCGATTCTCCGAAGGCTTTCATAATCTCGTCTATCATGTTCTTCCAGTGCCTCTACTCGCTTATTAAGTCGAAACGCCGGTGTAATCCATTTAAAAATTACAGCTGCTGCCCCTCCGACAATGGACACCCCTCCGCAGATAGAGAGGAAAATCTGTACAAATTCTGATATGCTCATTTAACTACTCCTTTTCCCAGTAATATACCGGAATCTCATTACCGGAATCCCATGTATCGAAATATTTGCCATCTTGTACTGTCACCACATGACCATCTATACAGAGAATGTATGTGCCTGTTGGATGGTCTGTACAAAAGTCGTTGACTGTATAGATATATCGCTCTGACTGCTCAATCAGTTTGCGTCTGTACCCATGCTTATACAGATAAGCTCCCCAGACATAATTTGCACTTGGCATATCTGACAGAGTACATGCCTGTATCATTAATCCGGCGAATACTGTTTCCCAGTCAAACCCAGTTGCCTTGCATATTGCCCGGACAACGCAATCTCCGACTCGATTCCCGGAAGGATTCGGGTTGTAAAATTCCCATCTATCCATCAGTCAATCCCCTTTGCTGTTTTATATCTCTTTGCCGCTCCTCTGGCTTTTGCGGCATTCCGGCGGTTCCATTTAGCTATCATAAGTCGGTCTTGCAGCTCTCTTAAATCATTCTTCTTGCAGTACTCTTTGTATGTAGCATTTTGTTTCTGTAAAAGATAAGACTTCCGGTCAAGGTCTTGTTGGAGTGCGAATTTTGCCTTTTCGTCCTTGCAGTTGTCAACCGCCGTTTGCATTCCTATGACTTCACGCTTTGTTTTGCGGATTCTTCGCTCATAAGTACGTTGCCGCTGTTCTTTTTCGTACTGTTTTCCCTTATCGGCTTTATCCTGTGCTGATAGTTCTGCATAAGGATTAAATTCCCCGTCACTTGCCCCAAAGCTATGCCGACAGTTAACTCCTGATAGTCCGCTTGCCGTTCCATATCCGGTCAATGAGAACGGCGGAAATTTCTTGCTCTTGCCAGAACGAGAGTATATCTTTCCTTGCCACCATGAGTGATTGCCTGGATTCTCACCGCCGTCACCTGTTCTGGCTCCCATGTGAGCACTGACCAGAACTAAATCCCAGTCCATCTCTTCCATGCGTCTTAGGGATATGTCTCCCGTAGCCTGAGCCACACCAGTTCTGACAGAACGTGCTACTGCTGTTTCAATCGTGTCTTTTCTGCCAGATGGATATGTGACGGTAATACCATCGCTCACAACGTTATTAACTGCCTCTTTGATGGCTTGCGTATACCCGACCGCCCCTGTCATCACATGGTTATACGCAAGGTCGCATTGCTCGATATAGAGCCTCTGAGCGGCACTTGCGGTTGTCCGTGTGAAGTTCTTCCACTCACCCATAGTCGCAAGCATATTCCGCTCCATGAGTCTTATCATAGCCGGTGACTGCTCGAGCGGCACAGGGCTTAATCCTGCCGCCTTGTATACCTTGTCATCATAGTCCATTGCGGTGATTCCGGCATCTTCAAACGCTTCGAGAAGCTCCTGCTGTTCACGTTTGGTGTATTTGGATAATTCCGATAGAATGTCCTCTAGCAGCTCACCAGATTCCTGTAGTGTTCTGATTCTCCACGCATCGGCATTGGTCAGAATATAATCCTCACCTCTGCCGATTCTTGCCATCATTCGAGATACAATCTCAGAGATGATGTACTGATGCAGTTCTTCTGCTATCTGTTCACTGCCCTCTGTAATTTGCCGTAAATATTCTGGGCTTAACATAACTATTCATCTCCAAACAGTTTTGGTTCGTCTGGCTGGGCTTCTTTGACCATTGCTTTCGCTTCGGATTCTGTCATATTTTCGAATTTGACATAATACATCCAAGGAGGACAGTCACCCTGTAAGCGATACTTCCACCAATTGTCTCGGTCTCTCTCATAAGAATATGCCATTTCGCCAAAGTTGCACTGAACTTTATATGCACCGACTGGAGCCAATCCATATAAATCTGCATATACGCTCAACGCATATACTACTTGTTTTATGCTTTTGTCTAATTGGTCTCTTACGTCCTTGATAAATTGTACAGACCTCTGTTGTCCTGCTTCTACCTCTGTGGCTGTTTGTATTCCGCTTTTTTCATTAAATACAAAATATCCATTAGAGAATCCGACCTTATATCCAATCTGTCCAAGGAGGGCATTTATGCCGCTTATACGGGTATCTGTATTGAGAATTGGGTTGATTTCTTGATAAAACTCTTTCTCGTCCTGTCCGAATACATTCTTGACAAAGTGCGGTAAGTTCATCTCATTACGTCTGTTCTCCATGCCCTGTGGCGACATGGCTGCTACAGGTGTACCGCTTGGCATCAGCAGTCTATCATCTGCCAGAACAATCTTCTGCGAATCGAAAATCTCTCCGGCGTTTCTGCTGTATGCAATGTCGAGGTCTTTTAACTCCTCAATGGCTTCGGCAAATATCGGAAGTCCAAGTGGGGTGCTAATGTCCACATTATTCGCCTGTGGTGTCCGCAGCACTCCATACAAAGCTCCGTCCAACTTCTCACCGTTTGCCTTGAGAATCGGCGGTGTATCTGCCATAAGGTCAGCCCACTTGGTCTGTTTAAGGTCGATCTTGTCTCCGATGCTCTGAGGGGATTTTGACACGTAGGCTCTGTTGGAAACATAGTACGGATAAGTTGTCACTCCGTCCACTGTAGTCTCAACAAATCTATGATATTCAAGCCGCGTATAGTATTTCCGCCCAACCGTATAAGAGTCCTTGAATATAATCCCTTTGATTTCCTGATTATCGTAATTCACAATCATTACATCTGCCGGAGTAAACACATCAAGGCTCTCGCCATTTGGCTTAATAAATACCGTTCCGTAAGCACATCCATATTCTACCCAGTGCCGGATCTGGAAATATACTTTATCTATCTGCTCCTGTAACCACGTAGCCCTTGCGGAACCGTCTATCAGAATGCCAATCGCCAATGTTGCGAGCCGTGCTGTTTCTGAGCAGACAGATTTAGCAAAATTAATCGTCTTGATGTTATTTTTGTCATCTAACCATTCCGGTACTCCCCTGTAAATGTTCGCACATCGATTGATTAGCGCTTCCATCTCTGGGAATTCTGCCGCCTGGATATTAAAGTCCTCTTCGGCTTGTTTTTTGAATATCATGTTAAACCACCTTTTTAGTGTTGTTATAAGTCCCATTTAGTCACCATTTTTCTTTTAGCTGATTTATTGGTGTTCCGGCAACTCCGGCACTCTCTCCGCTATCTGTTGCTTTGAAAAATGCATTCGGAATCTGTGGATACATAAATTCAAACATGAGATAATTTGCTGCATCGCAAAGATATTCTGTGTTTCCAGTTTCTTTATATTTTTTAATGCACATATCATGTGATTCAAGTGCATCTACTAATTTCATTCCAAAGTTGTCTGCTGCTGTGCCATATTTATAAAAGCTGATTTCTACTCGATTCTGGCGTAATTTGTCAAATCTGTCCGAATACTCTTTCGGTAGTTCTGTTCCTATTCTACTCATTATGCACTGTTCCCCCTTCTGGTCCACATTGACTCTGTGGCATACCTGGTCGCGTCAATCAGATGATTATCCTTATCCGGATAGCCACTGATGATATTTCCGTCTTTGTCTCGCTCGTATTCATACTTCTTAAACTCTTTCCTTGCGTTCGGAGTTCTAGCAGGGTCAAACACAAGCTTTCTTCTTTGCAGCCACTTCATAGAGTATTCGATGCTTCCCGGTCCTTTGATTGCTGGTCTAGCAGGCAATCCGAAATCTCTGTAATCATTTACTGACTTAGGTTCTGCACTATCACTTGTGATCGCGTAATCATCGTAGCCACGCCGTTTAATTTCTTTTGCGGTCCATTCGTTTGATCTCTTGTTCTCATATATTTCGTCAATGAAATATATCGTTTCTCTGGCAGAATCATAATATAGTCTGATAAATCCATACGGGTCCGGGAACCATCCCCAGTCATTACCTTGATAGATTCTATCAAAGTGACTAATTTCTTCGTCCGTGATAGTTCTTTCTTCGATGTATTCAAAGATATTTCCACCATTTCCGTTGGCGTGTCCTAAATACTCGTTGTCATAAGCGTCTGGATTTACTTCTTTTAGATGTTCAGCATCTGCAAGGAATATATCTCCGAGCCATTCCTGTTCAATGTCAAGATCAAGATATGTGCTATGCACAACCAGCGCGCTATCATCTTTTTCTTCTGCTTCTGCCGTATATTCATTTGCCCAGTTATTCTTGCTTCTCGGTGGGTTGAATGATTTAAACTTGTACGCTTCGTTACCACCACGAATCGCAGACTGCTGAATATTTCGTATTTCCTCAGGACCGGCAAACTGGTCAAGCTCCTCGAACCAGACAATGCCGATATAACCAAACTCCGGCTTGATAGACTTAATCTTTAATGGATCGTCAGCACCACGAAAGTAAATCTTCTGTCCAGTAGGCTTATATGTAATCTCCATAGGGGACACTTTACAGGTAAATTCCTCTGACAGGTTCAGCTTATCCAGTGCCCATTTCATCTGAGCATAAACAGAATCTTTTATTGTGTTCCCGACTTTTCGAAGAATCAAGGCGTGCATATTTGGATTATTCTTGATCAGCTCTGGAATGATCAGAGAAATTGTGGATGATTTCATAGATCCACGACCACCGGGAAGAATATACTCCGAATGCTTCTTTGCCCGGATATCCCGAATCATCCTGTGGAATACATCCGGAACAACACTCAGATCAAGATGATAAACTTCTTGCAGTCTGGCTCTCTCTGCTATCCTCTGCTGTTCTTCTTTTGTTTCTTTGATAGCAAGTGTCTTTTCCAGATCATTCATAGATTTTAGCTGATCGGAGAAGTCCGGGGCAAAACCGAACGAATCTTTCAGCTCACCCCTTGCGATCATAGAGCGGCGTTGCTGGATTTCTGCCAGAGACATGATATCAGTGCCTTTTTGCTTTTCGATGAGAGACTGTTTTTCGGCTATATATGCGGAAATATTAAGTTTTCTTAAGTTCTGTGCTCCTATTACTTCTGCGTTTTTCTCGGCATATCCAGCTTTTTTTGCGGCATCAGATGCATTTCCGCCATTTTTTATATATTCATCTGCAAACGCTTTCTGCTTAGGCGTTAAATCCATATAATCACCTCTGTCTATCCTCATTTTCTGACCGCCTCCCATATTTCTTTTAGGCACATGACCACATCATACTGGGATGCAGTTCGTAATATTTCATAATCGCAATCTTTCCATTCGCCACGCTTTGTTGGTCTAAACACTGGCGTTGATATAATTGTTATTGTTATCAATCGTTCCTGTTCATGGCTGTAGAATTGTGATGTTCCGATTTTTATAATTAATCCGGTGGATAATATAGCCTTTTGAAGTTTGCGCTGTATTGATTTTAGATTTGCCATATCATCACCTCATAAATTCATAAATAAAAACCCCTAGCATAGCTATAGTTATATACACTATAATACCACACTAGGGGTTATGTACCTCTACACCACTTTTAGTTTTTATCAATTTTATAATCTTCCGGTCAATTTTGCCAAGTGATAATATTCTGCCATGGTCCTGCGCTTATATCCGTAGAAATCATTTTCAGATACTGGCATATCTCGGAATCGTTCCATGGTCCGGTATCCTATGCAGTTCACTATGCTGTCATAGATTTGTGATTCTATGCCTGGTGCATATTTGATTGATACTTGCAGAAGATTGTATTTGTCATTCTCGTCAAGGTGTCTGAAATGACTTTGAAGCGCCGGTATATCATCCGGCGGCACTCCATAGTCAATTAGTGTAGCTTTTCTAAGATTCATTTATTTCACCTTCTTCATTTAAGTTCCAGTCACATGGCATGCCTCGAAAACATTCTGGACAGTGTTCGTAGAATCCGCAGCCTTTGCAATCCGCTGGCTGTCCAGTGCAATATTGCTGTAGTACGTGGTATGCTGATATAGCAAGGTTTGGCGTTATGTCTGGTGTAGGTTTGTCTGGCATATTTATCACTCCTCTCAAATCGTATAAACATGCTGTTTTGGTGCTACTTTTCCGCGTTTCTTTCCTTTTTCGAAAGGCTTTACAAATACTTTCTTACCGCTTTTGTACGTTCTGTAATGTCCTCTTACGCTCCAACATGGGCAGCTGATTTGACTATGTTTTACGGATTTTTGATATAGATTATTCTCTACAACATATTCAATCAAATCATCAAGAAGAAGAATTTTATTATCTTTTTTTGACAAATGATTTTTCCCCCTGCTATTGACTTTTCTGCTTCTATCTACTTTTCTTATAGCTTTTTCCCTTGATTCAATCTTTTCCATTATGGTTATCAATGCTCGTATTATGAGTGTACAATAGTCGTGGTCAATTTTTTCGTATCTCCGATATACTTCATCCTCGACATCCGTAACTTGTCCCACCATTATCTGCATGCCATATTTTTCTGAAAATTGAATATAATACGACACTTCCGGAAATTTATCTTCTTTTTCTGGTATAGGCTCTGGAACTACTACCATTCCTTCATCAAGCAATAACTCTCGACTGTAAAGTTGTATAAGTGCCTCATGTACTTTATCTCCATCAATCAATCTAAGAGTAAAATCAGAAAAAATAAATTTACATTTCAAAATATCGCCAAGATCTTTAAGTGGTTTCAAATCTTTTATTTCACAAACAATAGTAGGAAAGAAATAATCATCCATTCTGCATCTCCTCCAACTTCTTCTCTATTGGATTAATAATCTCTTCCAATACCTGCTGCTCATAATTTTCTTTCCAGAATTTTTCTCTTTTCCAAAACGGAACTTTTTTAACTTCACCTATTAAATCAATACACGCCATAGCTGTCAGTGTTCCCCAGCATCCGTCACATGCTCTTTCATTGCACCAGTTTACAAATTCTTTAAATTTCATTCTTCATCTCCTCCAACTTCTTCTCAGCATCTTCACGGGTGAGGAATATAGATTCTCCA